TGGATACCAGATAATCAGCTATTAAACAATATAATTGTTAAAAATGGAATAAAATATCCCGGAAATGCTCACATTGGTGCATTTGGGTGTGATAGTTATGATATATCCGGAACAGTAGGTGCAAACGCATCTAACGGAGCACTACACGGACTTACAAAGTTTAGTATGGAAAATGCTCCACCAAACTCGTTCTTTTTAGAATATATATCTAGACCTCCCACGGCTGAGATATTTTTTGAAGATATACTAATGGCTATCGTGTTTTACGGGATGCCGATATTAGCAGAGAATAACAAACCTAGATTACTTTATCATATAAAGAAACGAGGGTACAGAGGATTCTCGATGAATAGACCTGATAAAGTTTGGAATAAGTTATCGGTTACTGAAAAAGAAATTGGAGGTATACCGAATTCAGGTGAGACAATCAAACAGGATCACGCAGCAGCTTTAGAATATTACATTGATAAATATATCGGTGAATTAGAAGATGGAGGATATGGTAACATGTACTTTCAAAGAACGTTGCAAGATTGGGTTGGATTTGACATTAACAATCGAACAAAGTATGATGCCAGTATAAGTTCTGGTTTAGCTTGCATGGCGGTTAATAGGACTCTATATAGTCCTGCTGTGGAACGTAAAGTAAAAAAGATAAACTTAGGTATTGCTAGGTATAACCAAAGTGGAGGACAATCTACTATAATTAAAAGAGACAATTAATATGGCTGAGTCAGTTATAAAAAGTTATTTCCCAAGTCAAGTTGCTACAGACGAACAAAAGTTAAGTAGTGATTATGGTTTGAAAATTGCATTAGCAATCGAGCATGAGTGGTTTAGAGCCGACTCTAACACAAATCGTTACGCAAGTAATCAAGTAAACTTCCATAATTTACGTTTATACGCAAGAGGTGAACAATCTACACAGAAGTATAAAGATGAACTATCTATTGATGGTGATTTATCTTATATGAACTTAGACTGGAAAATCGTTCCTATTATTCCTAAGTTTGTAGATATCATCGTTAACGGTATATCAGAGAGATCATTTAAAGTTAAAGCGTTTTCTATAGATGAATACGGAGTGACTAAGAAGACTAAATATATGGAGTCTATCTTAAGGGATATGGATACTAAAGAATTAACTCAATTTGCTGCTGAAGCATTTGGTGTTGATATGGCAGAAAATAGTCCTGAGACTTTACCAGAATCACAAGATGAGTTTGATCTTCACATGGAAATGTCTTATAAAGATACAGCGGAAGTAGCTGAAGAAAAAGCAATTAACAAAATATTCGCAGATAACCGTTATAACAATACTTCTAAAAGAGTAGTATATGATTTAACTACAATCGGTATTGGAGCAGCTAGAAATAGATTCTCACAAACGGAAGGTATTAAGGTTGACTATTGTGATCCTGCAAATATGGTTTGGTCTGCAACAGACGATCCTTATTTTAACGATCTTTATTATGCTGGAGAAGTTAAGGTTATACATGTTAATGAATTACAAAAACAATTCCCACATTTATCAGGAGAAGAGTTAAAAGAAATTCAAGAGCAAGGAATTCAATCGGCGCAATCTTATAATCAATTAGCTAGCGGTGCAGATGAAGTAGATTCTAACTGTGTACAGCTATTATACTTTGAATACAAAACTGTATTAGAAGATGTTTATAAAGTTAAGAAAACAGGATCAGGAGGAGAAAAAGCAATTAAGAGAGATAGTAGCTTTAACCCACCACAAGAAGATCAAGTAAATTATTCTAGAGTATCTTTACCGTACGAGGTATTGATGGAAGGAGTATTCGTAGTAGGATCTAACAAGATCTTAAAGTGGGAAGTAGCAACTAACCAGGTAAGACCAAAAGCGGCTACTCAGAATGTATTAATGAATTATAGTATTTGTGCACCACGTATGTATAATGGTGTTATTGAAAGTACAGTAAGTAGAATTACTGGATTTGCAAATATGATTCAAATAACACACTTAAAGTTACAACAAGTATTATCAAGAATGATGCCTGATGGTATTTATATTGATGCAGATGGTTTAGCTGAAATCGATTTAGGTAACGGTACAAACTACAATCCTGCAGAAGCAATGAAAATGTTTTTTCAAACAGGATCAATTATTGGTAGATCATTTACTGGTGAAGGAGATATGAATCCAGGTAAAGTGCCTATTCAAGAAGTATCAAGTGGATCAGGTAATAACAAAATACAATCTTTAATTTCTACGTATAACTATTACTTACAGATGATTAGAGATGTCACCGGATTAAACGAGGCAAGAGACGGAAGTCAACCATCTGAACGTGCTTTAGTAGGTGTTCAAAAGTTAGCAGCTGCAAATTCAAACACTGCAACTCGCCACATTCAAGAAGGTATGTTATCTATAACACAGTATATGGCTGACTCACTTTCACTTAGAATTTCTGACGTATTAGAATACTCACCGATGAAAGATGCATGGATCCAAAGTATTGGTGCTCACGATGTTTCAATCTTAGAAGAGTTATCTGACTTACACCTTAGAGATTTCGGAATTCAAATTGAATTAGCACCGGATGAAGAAGAAAGAGCAGTACTAGAAAATAACATACAAGTTGCATTAGCAAATAACTTAATAGATTTAGACGATGCTATTGATGTTAGAGAAGTACGAAATTTAAAGACAGCAAACAGAGTTTTAAAGTTAGCTAAGAAAAAGAAGTTTGAAAGAGAGCAAGAAGCTCAACAAGCAAACATTCAAGCACAAGCGCAAGCAAATCAACAGAATCAGCAAATGGCTGCAAAGATGGAGATTGAAAAAGCACAACAAGCTGAAGCGGCTAAACAACAAACTTTATCTTTTCAAGAACAAATTGATAGTAGACAACTTGCTTTAGAAGTTAAAAGTAAGAAAGAACTAATGAAGTACGAATTTGAATTGGCTGTGATGTTGCAAAATCAAACAGGCTTACCATCTATGAAGGACCAGTATATGGAAGATCGTAAAGACGGTAGAGAGAATATGAAAGAAGCATCAAAACAACAAATGCAAAAACAAAAAATGGGTGCAAGCGGTTTCGAATCAAAAGGAAACGACTCATTAAATAGAGGTATTGGCTTAGGTTCCTTTGAACCTAGGTGATAATAATTAGTATAACAATCTTATAATATTTTATCATGGAGAATAACAACGACGACAATGTTGTAAAAGTAGACTTGAGTCAAGCTCAATCTGCAGAAACAACTGAGACAGTTCACAAGGTTAATTTAGGTGCACCTGCAAGCACAGAAAACAACGACCAAAGTCAAGACAATGGTACAGAAGTTACAGAAGATGTTCAAGACATTACTGGAGGGAGCACGGATGAGAATCCAAGCAGCACAACGGATGGCGATAACGCTAGCGATAGCGATAGTTCTGATCAGTCTACCGATAATGATGGTATTATTGGCAGTAGCGATAATGGTCAAACTGATACTAGCTCTAGTGAGTCTAGTATTTTAGAGGAAATAACCGACACCGATGAAAACGAAGACGAAACAATTGGTGGTGAGAGTGAGGATACTCCTGCTAGTGAAGCGAATGTATCTACACCGGTTCTCCCTGAGAACATCGAGAAGCTGGTCAACTTTGTTAATGAAACTGGTGGTACTATCGAAGACTACGTAAAATTAAACGTAGATGTAGATAGTTTAGGTGAAGAGGAATTACTCAGAGAGTATCATGCATCATTAGAACCAAGTTTAGACAAAGAAGAGATTGCCCTTATAATGGAAGATCTTTATGATGTGGACGAAGATGAAATGACTGATCGCGAATTAAAGCGAAAATCAATAGATAAAAAAAGAGACCTTGCAAAAGCTAAGAAGCACATGCAGAGTCAGAAAGATAAGTACTACGATGAAATCAAAGCTGGATCTTCGCTTACGCCGGATCAAAAGAAGGCAGTTGATTTTTTCAGTAGACACAATGAAGCCCAGGAGGCGGACCAAAAAAGCCGTACCCAGAAGCAACAAATCTTTACGGAAAAAACCAACGCGGTTTTCAACGAAGAGTTCAAAGGTTTTGAATTCAAAGTAGGTGAAAAACGTTTCAGGTATAACGTTAAAGATGCGGAAGGTACAAAAATGGCTCAATCGAATATCGAGAATTTTACTAAGAAGTACTTAGGCGATGATAATTCTTTGAAGGACGGTAAAGGCTATCACAAGGCGCTATTCACAGCAATGAACGCAGACGCAATTGCAGACCACTTTTATAAACAAGGTCAAGCAGATGCGATTAAATCGTCAGACGCTAGCAAGAAGAACATCGATATGGGTGGTAGAAAAAACCATTCTAAAGCTGTTCCTGCTACAGGCGGCGTAAGAGCGAAAGTTGTAGCCGTGGACAAAGGAACAAGCCCTGGCAAACTGAGATTTAAAACATATCAGTAATAAATATTAATTTTTAAAACATTAAATTATGAGTTTTGCAAATGGTGGTGCTTTTCCAGCATCTTTAACTCCATCGCCTACTAAAACGTTATTCAACGGTAACTACTTGGCGATCGGTTCAAATGATTTCAACTTTACTAAACAATTCTTACCAGAAGTGTACGAAAAAGAAGTAGAGCGTTACGGGAACAGATCTATCGGATCTTTCTTAAGAATGGTATCTGCAGAGATCCCAATGGCTTCTGACGAAGTAGTATGGTCAGAGCAAGGTAGATTACATATTGCTTATAGCGATGCAGTAATTGCAACTGACAATGATAACACTGACAACACTATCGATATAGTAGGTCACGCTATCAAAGTTAATCAAACAATAGTAGTTTCTAAAGGACCAGTTAGTGTTAAGGCTTTTGTTAAGTCTATCACAGCTGACTCTATCGAAGCTTTCCCTTATGATTCAGCAACTTGGCCAGCTTCTTTCGTAGCAGTAGCTAATCCTGAATTATCAGTATTTGTTTTTGGTTCTGAATTCGGAAAAGGTACTTCTGGTCAAAGAGGTTCTTTAGAAGCAGGATTCCAAAAGTTTTCTAACTCTCCTATCATCATCAAGGACCTTTACAGCATCAATGGATCTGACACAGCTCAGATTGGATGGGTAGAAGTTACTTCTGAGAATGGAGCTAGTGGATACTTATGGTACTTAAAGAGTGAGCACGAAACAAGATTACGTTTCGAAGATTACTTAGAAATGGAAATGATCGAAGCTGAAAAAGCAGCTGTATCTATCACTTCTGCAGCTGACCCACAAACAGGTGGTACTTTTGAAGTAAAAGGTACTGAAGGTTTATTCGCTGCTGTTGAGTCTAGAGGATTAGTATTCAACGACCAAGATTTTGACAACGCAACTGGTTTAACTGGTTTAGCTGAGTTTGATTTAATCTTAGGTGAATTAGATAAGCAAGGAGCTATCGAAGAGAACATGCTTTATTTAGATAGAGGTACTTCTTTAGATATCGACAATATGTTAGCACGTGCTAATTCTTATGGAGCTGGTGGTACTTCTTACGGAGTATTTTCTAACCAAGAGAATATGGCTCTTGAATTAGGATTCTCTGGTTTCAGAAGAGGTTCTTATGACTTTTACAAGACTGACTGGAAATACTTAAACGATGCATCAACTAGAGGTTTAACCGCTGATGTACAAGGTATGTTAATTCCTGCAGGTGTAAAAACTGTGTATGACCAAACTTTAGGGAAGAATATCTCTAGACCTTTCTTACACGTACGTTATAGAGCATCTGAAGCTGATAACAGAAAAATGAAGTCTTGGATCACTGGATCTGTTGGGGCTGCTACTTCTGATATCGATGAGATGAATGTACAAATGCTTTCTGAAAGATGTTTATGTGTTCAAGGAGCAAACAACTTTATCGAGTTCAAAGCAACTAGCTAGAGTTTAAATATTGTGATGATTACCCTCGATGAATTCTCGGGGGTAGTTATTACTCTTATAATTAATTACAAACAATTTTATAATATTATATATCATGGCAACCGCTAAAAAACCTGCAGCAAAGAAGGCTGCACCAAAAGTACAAGTAGAAACAACTGTATCATACGAAACTGAAGCACCTGTAAAAGCTGCACCAGTCGTAAAAGCTGCACCAGTAGATACTTGGGAAATAAAAGACAGAGTATACATCTTAGCAACAAGAAAAACTCCAATAGTAATGACACTTCCAACCAGACACACGCAAAAGCGTCCTTTGTTATGGTTTGATGAAGAACTAGGTTACGAGAGAGAAATTCGTTACGCTACAAATCAAAGATCAATCTTTGTAGATGAACAAGAAGGACACGTTACATTAGCACACATTGTGTTTAGAGATGGAACATTAGTTGTACCTAAAGCAAAGCAAGCTCTGCAAAAATTACTATCTTTGTATCACCCATTAAACGGATTGATATTCAAAGAGTTAGATGAAGTTAAAGAAGCAGTAGACGATCTAGATTGGATGGATCTACAATTAGAAGCTTCAAACGCTGCTGCAAACATGGAAATTGATTTAGCAGAAGCAATCTTAAGAGTTGAAATTGGTAACGCTGTTACTAGTATGAAATCTAAAGAGATTAGAAGAGATGTTAGATTAATGGCAATAAACAATCCAAGCTTATTCTTAGAGCTAGCCAATGATGAAAACATCGAACTTAGAAACGTAGGAGTTAAAGCTGTAGAGTCTGGAATATTAGAACTAGCTAACGACCAAAGAACTTTTATGTGGAAAGCTACTAATAGAAAAATAATGACAGTACCATTCGGGGAGAATCCTTATTCAGCATTAGCTGCATTCTTTAAGACCGATGATGGTGTTGAGATTTATCAAAGCATTCAGAAAAGAATATAATTAATAACTATCCAAAAGTAATAGCCTCGAAAGGGGCTATTATTAATGGAATAAACCATAAGTAATTATGCCAAAGTGTACATGTAAAAAAGGAGTAGCTAAGAAATGTAGTAGTTGTAGACCAACGCGAGGTGTACAGGGAACATCATCTGTTAAAAAAGCACCTGTAAAGGGACCTGGCGCTGCAAAGAAAAAGCGAGGTGGACAGGGAACAGCAGCAGTTAAATCTGGAAGAAAAACCGGGACGGGAATGAGTGCCATTTCAAGAAAATTAAAGCCTGCTAAAAGAGGAATTAAAGCAACTTCAAGGAAGTTAAAAAAGACTAAAAAATTAACCGCTAAAAACAGATACTAATGCCAGATCCAATCAAAAAGAAACCAGCAGTTAAAAAGAAGCCGGTAGCTAAAAAGAGGGTGGTGGCTAAAAAGAAAGTGGTAGCTAAAAAGAAAAAGGTTATATCCAGGAAAACAAAAGAAAAGATCACACCTGCAGCTCCTAAAAAACAATTGGACAAATTAGCTATTCTAGCAAAAAGATATCCAGGTTATAAAGAGAGGAAACTTCCACGAGGTACAACAAAATTTAGACCTAATCAATATAACCTATACAATCCAAAAACTGGGGATTCGTTTACAGTTCGCCCGGATTTTGGTCAAAATAGAAAAAAGAAAAAACCAACTAATAAAAAGAAGTAATTATGCCAGGAAAAATCACAAAAAAGCTTGCAGTTAAGAAAACAGCAACTAGGAAGAAACCAGCAGCAAAGAAACCAGCAGTAAAGAAGGCCGCGTCAAAAAAGAAGAGACCAATGACTGCATTAGAGAGAGCTAGACATAAGAGAGCAAATGGTGCTAATGATTCTGCAACACTTAAGAGATTAAGAAGACAACATCCAAATTCTCATGTAACTCCTATCAGAAATAGTAGTAACTACCGTCTTGTATCTAAAAAAGGTGGGGCGTCTGTTACAATAACTCCAGGTAGAAACAAGAAGAAATAGTATGGCCACTAAAAAGAAAGGAAGTGCACCATCAAGAAAGAAGTCATTAAAGAACTACAGCAAGTCTGGAGGGATGACTAAGAAAGGGGTAGCAGCATATAGGAAAGCTAACCCCGGATCTAAACTTAAAACTGCTGTAACAGGTAAGGTTAAGAAGGGAAGTAAATCCGCAAAACGAAGAGCATCTTTTTGTGCAAGAATGAGCGGAGTTAAGGGACCAATGAAAAAACCAAATGGTAAGCCTACAAGAAAAGCCTTAGCATTAAGAAAATGGAGATGTTAATATGAAAGGAAAAAAGAAATCATGCTGGAAAGGTTATAAAGCAGTAGGCATGAAAACCAAAGGAAACAGAAAGGTACCTAACTGCGTACCTGTAACTAGACGTAAAAAATAATATATCATGGGAGTTAATGTAGACACAGTATACCAACGAGTTTTAGCTATCTTAAATAAAGAGCAGCGTGGGTACTTGACCCCGCAAAACTTTAATTTGTTTGCAAATCAGGTGCAGCTCGATATACTAGAGTCGTACTTCTACGATTTAGAAACGTTTTTAAACATGCCTGGTAATGATACTTCACATGCAGATATTGTAAATATCCTTGAAACCAAGATTGCAAAGTTTGAAGATGAAACAGGACTTGCCCATTCTACTGGTGCAAACAACGTATACCCACTACCTACAGATTGCTACAGGCTAACTAATGTTCTTTATCAGAACAATATAGTACAGAGGGTTTCAAAAAAGAATCTAAGATACATATTGATTTCACCATTAGCTAAGCCTTCAGATAGTCTTCCAGTTTTTATAGAAGAACGTCAAGGAGTAGTAATATATGGTGATGCTGTTTTTTCAGATGCTTCTAAGGATGCGGATGTTTCAGTAGATTACATAAGAACACCTTCAAATGTTGTATGGGGTTATACTACTGTATTAGGCTCAGCCCAGTACAATGCATCGACCTCAACTAATTTTGATCTTGACCCTTCTGAGGAAACTGATATTGTTATAAAAATTTTAGCATTAGCTGGAGTTGAAGTAAAAGCAGTTGACATACAGAACTTTGCTGCAAATAGTGAAGCAAGGGAAGGACAACAAGAGACAAGATAAGGTTAAGATAGAGTGTAAATGCGTGATAATTAAAGTATGGGATTAGACATAACAAAAATAGGAGGATTAATAAAGGTGGTAGCAGATGACGCAACCGCCTATATTAATGCAAAACAACTACGGATAGAAGTAAAAGGAGAAGTTGTACAACTACATTCTGAATTACTAGAAGAAACTTTCGAAGGCGTTGCGCCATTCACTGGAGAGGGTGAGGCAAAAACGCTGGAAGAGTTTATTAACTACTTATTACAAATAACAGACTAACATGGCAAACCAAGTATCAATAATAGGTAATGTCTTTAAATTAGAAAAGACCGGAGAACCTACTAAATATTTTAACAAAATAGACGTAAGCGTAAAGTTTAGAGGAGACGAAGTACAAATAGGCTCTGAGTATTTAGAGGAAGTTGTAAATTATCCTATAGCTACGTTCTCAGGAAGTACAGATGGTACTACATTTGTTACT